CTTTTTTCGTTCGCAAGCATTTTTTGAATAGCCGCAGGGATAAAATGATTATTGCCGTCCGCAAAACACTTCGCTGTTTTTGCAATGGTATAACCTTTAGAGGCCATCCAATCTTTAAGGGGAATTGGTCGTTTGAATCTTGTGGGATACATACACGCTCCATATGTTTAATATCTTTTAGATATATTACATATCTCTGGAGCGAAAAAAAAGTGTTTATTCAGATTTTTTCTGTAGCATCTCTGTAGGGAAAAAAGCAGCTAACGATTCTTCTATAAATTCTTTGTCGTTGTATAATTCTTTTATTCGCCTATTTCGTAAAATTAAATCTTTCTCCAAATAAGCGATCGCTCCAACGATACCTTTATGCATTGCTCTGCTTTTAATTATTAACTGATCGGTAGCCACTGCACCTGTCATGAATCCGACAGTCGTGTTTAATGCGGCAGCTATCTTTGCAGCATCTCCTAAATCAATACCTTCATCATCATGAGCGCAGTTGGACAATCTCTGAATTTTCGACGCACTCATCCCAACTTTCTCTCCAAATTCAGCATTTGATTTATAACCTCGATCGGTTATCAATTTACGCAAATTTTTTCTGAAATTCTTTTTGTCATTCATAAAGTCTCTCTCCAGCTTTATTCATGTGATGAACAGAAATCGTAAATATTTTGTTTTATTGTAATTTTTGATTGTTTTTAATTTACCTTATGGGTTGATAGATGACTTAAATTTGATAATCTAACTGACCCGATACAAATAGTATTTTTTTATAGATACTGATAGTATTGGGATTATGACTAAAGAAGTGGAAGCAAGCAAGTTAAAAAAGCTGTACCAAGCAGTTGAGGCAGCGCGAGGTCTTAGCCATCCTAAATTGGCAAAGCAAATGGGAACGGATAAATCTCAAATCTCGCATATGCTCAATGGACGCAACCCGATTAACTTGGAACGTGGGCTGCAATTTTGCAGACATATAGGGTGTGAACTAGAGGACTTCTCACCCCGCCTCGCTAGAGAGGCATCGAACCTCGTCAAAATGGTGACGGGTACTGTGAACGGGATAGTTGGTGACGTTGGTTACCTCGTTGGTACAGAGATGAAAGAGATATTAGAGATTATTAAAAACAGAGTTGTGGTAGATAACCAAATCTACTGGCCAGGTAAGCACAGTATGCATACGTACGCTCTACCTGTTAATGGCGAGGCTAACGATCCCGAGCTCCCGCACGGCTGCACAGCGATCGTCGATTTTGAGAAAGAACCGAAAGTTGGTGATATGATGGCTTTGTCAGATAAGACATTGAAGTATGCGAGATATAAAGGCGATGGTTTTTGTGAATTTGTTAACAAGGATTATCCGAATAGAGTTTTCAAGATGCCAAAGAGAATGAGTACAGTTGGCGTAGTGATAGGAACTCAGGTACACAAGTAAAAAAATTTGCCCACAGTAGATACATATTATATCCACAGATGGGTTTGAATATCTCACGGACAAGGATTGGGAAAATGCGGTCTAGTCAGCGCATCCAACTCTGACTCAGCTAGAGGTCCAAAGCTGAGACTTATTTAAAAGGAAAAAGTATGAAGGAACAGATGCAATTACGAAAAGCCGTGTTTGAAGCAAAAAAAACTTTTGAGAGTATTAAAGTAAACGCGGAATATAAACTAGGAAGCACAGTCATTAAATATGCAGACATACAACAGATCATGTCAAAGATTGCGCCAAGTCTGCTAGAGAACAATATTGATACGGTCACCACTGTTAAGCGAGTTGAAGGGCATGAAGTAGAGGCAGACCGCGATGTGATAACGCGACTAATTCACGTTGATTCTGGTGAGAGTGAAGAATATATATTCCCGTGCAAATTACGAAACCCTGAGAAAACCTCCGATCAAGCTGCGGCGCACACCACGGGCAGACGATATAACTTGATCGGCGCATTCGGCTTAACAATCGAAAAGGACGGCGGTATTGATGAAGAAGGCTACATAATCCCTGATGAGGAAACGTCAACCACAGAAGAAGATATTTTAAACGGGATAAAAGCTGAAGACGTACAACTTTTAGCAGAGCTGACCGCTGAATTAAATTCCGCGGCGACAAAAGATGAACTTTTAGCAATTTGGACAGCGAAAAATAAACAGGTCAAGAAATTAGGAAACTTCATGCAGAACGTATTAGGGATAGCTAAAGATAAACTCAAGGAAGATTTGAAGGATGCCGCGTAAAAAAACAAAAAAGATAAAAGAGCTAGAAGCCCCCTTAATAAAAATTAAGCAACGCACCCCGGAGTGGTTCGAGGCAAGGCTAGGTAAATTCTCAGCGAGTAACGCGGGTGTAGTTGTCAAAGGAGCCCGAGGCGCTTACTCAAGCAAGCGTGAAGAACAAAAAAACAAAATCGTGGACCAGACGCTTGACCCTGAAAAATGTCTGGCAGAAATCTTAAAGGAAGAACTGAAGAGAAAACCAGATTCCATTCAGTGGGGGCTTGATACCGAACCTAAAGCCTTTAATGCTTACGAAATTGCGTCTGGCAATTTAGTTGACGAGGTAGGCGTATTCCTCGATCCAAATAACGAACGCATCTGTGCGTCACCTGACGGCGTCCTATTTGGTGGTGATGCCATCATCGAAATTAAATGCCCCTACTCCGCTGGCTATCATAAAGATTTTATCAACATGAAAGCTGCGGGAATACCTGTAGATGATGAATCCTTTTTAGAAAAGGTGAAGACGTTGGGAACAAACGGGCGGCTTGGGTACTACTATCAGATGCAACTGCAAATGAACTGTACGGAAACCGATCGGTGCGACTTCGTGACGTTTGATCCGCGGCTACATGAGGATGAGCAGCTCATGATTATACCTATCCAACGTAATCAGGAAGACATAGACATAATTCTAGCGGGAGCTGAAAAGCTATTAGAAGAAAGCGATGACCAAGTAGAAAATAGGAGAAAGTTAAGGGATGGTTAATTGAGTCATCCGGGGCGTTTCACATGACTGATGAAGAAATTATCGAAAGAGTATTAAGTATGACAGAAGACGAAAGAAAACAAATCACGCAAATCGTTAAGGCCAAAGTTAAGCAACAATGTGGTGTTGATCTTAATAACGATCAAGTTGTCGATTATTGCCTTTTTTACGTTTCAGCAAATAAGTTTTATAGCAGCACAAAAAAGTTAGATGAAGTGCTGGGTGAAACAAAATTAAAAAATAGGAGAAAGTTAAGAAATGAGTGATTACGACCCGAAACACGGCGATGAGACCCTAAACAAGAATAAAGAACAAGATGAATACGAAAACGATTATTCAGGCTCACGTTGGGAGAAAGATGAGAAGCGAAATTTGTTAGTCCTACACTGGGTAAACGGTAAAATTAAGCAAAACAGCAAAACTGGAGATTATTTTTTAAGCATAAAGCTCGGTAAGCCCAGACTAAAGGACGGCAAAGAAATCACAGCCCCTATCGTAGAAACTGAAAAACCCGCAAAACCCGCAAAACCCGCGAAAACTGACAATTTCGATGATGATATCCCTTTTTAACCCTCAAATAGATACTTTAAGTATTTGCCAATGATAATAGATAGCGGTAGTATATAGATGCACGGATTTTTGACTAAAGACGAGGTGAGAGAGCTAACCGGATACACCCATATGCACAAGCAAATGGAATGGTTACGCGCTTGGAATATCACCCATTACTTATCCAGAGATGGTGAGGATAAGAAAGCTAGAGTCATTGTTTCGTGGGATGCAGTAAATAAATCTAATTAGTGGGGTAGCTATCTATGAAAGACACTGACTTTTACAAAAGTCTCAGGACAGACCGTGCCAGGGTCAAGAAGCGTGGCGAGTATTATGCGTTACATTACCGCGTAAAACTCGACAGCGGTTCTCTGAGCACGTTCAGAGAGAAAAGACTATGCAAGACTGATGTGAGCATAGCGGAACTTACACGGGCTTGGAACAAAGCCACAGACGAAACACAAACAGAAGTAGGTTTGACCTTCTCCGACCTGTGGGAGCAATACAAGCGTCTTAATCCTTCTTTTAGGCTAACCGATAAAGGTAAGCCCCGTGAGGATGACACAAAGGTACAAGATGAAAGACAAGCACAGAGTCTTGCGGCATTCTTTGGTAACAAACCCATCACGGAATTGAAGCTGAAAGACATAACTCATTATGTGGATAACCGTGTTGCAGATATTAAAGACCGGACAGTCGATCCATCAAGATATCCAAGTTGGAAAGAGAAAGGGTCACCCACATTGGCTAAAAAGGAAAAAGGTCTGTTCAGCAGAGTGATGTTTTTTGGCGCGCGCCGGGAGCTTTGTGACCAAGTCCCAACGGATAAGTTAAAAGTAATCGTTCCAGAGACAGAAAAACCAATTTTTGATTTCGAGACTTTTGACAAATTCCTTACTTTGTTGCGTGAGATCGGCTATTTATATGTCGTGGGATCTTTTTTACTTGCTGCAAGGCGTAAGGATATGATTCAGCTTGATGTAACTGATGTGAAACCTAACGGTATTTACATTAAACAAAGCAAGACTCAAAAAGAGCAAGTCAAACGTGTTAACCCCGATATCGAGAAATGGTTAAAAAGAGCACTGATACGCCATACTCGTATTGCAGCCGTGTGTGAGCTAAAAGGCAGACCCGCACCAAAAGCATTACTGTGCAAAGAAAATGGCGAGAGATATGAAGGCTCTGGCGTTGCCTCAATGTTCAGACGGGCAAAAGACCTTTGGCCTAGCCTTAGTGACAAACCTTGGCCAAAGGGTTTGAGTTATCACAAATTGAAGCATACCAGTATTACCGAATTCGATGAGGAAGCTACTGGCGTGTCAAAGCAAAAATTTTCGGGACATAAAAGCTCTGAGATGGCCAATCATTACGATCACTCAATTGATGTTGTGCCATCGAACACGATGCTTAAACCCAAAAAGGAAGTTGCTGTTGAATGGGAAAACGAGCAGATAAAGGAACTGCTTAACAAGCAGCCAACTCATTTAAGAGTCGTAAAATGAGGGGGTTGGTCGGGGTAGCAGGATTTGAACCTGCGACATCTAGCTCCCAAAGCTAGCGCGCTACCAGGCTGCGCCATACCCCGAATATGATGATCAAATTAGTTCCTGGGAACTTTTGGGAACTTTTTAATCTGACCTTCCGTAAGTAACTGATTTAAATCTAAAAAATTGTCTGACCGTCTTCTCCCAAAGAAGGCGGTTAGTCAATTAAATCAATACCTTACGAACCATCATATTCGCGATAGTGCTATTTTAGCACCCTTTCCATATACTTTTCATACCCTTTTTAAATTGCACTATAAATAGAAGCAAGACTTAACGTCCAAGTAAACCTAGTTCACTTCCAGCCGTAAGGCCT